GATCCTTTTGGTAATATCTCTTTACATTGTATTCTATGTTTTGATTCGTCTCTCATATGTGGATCATAGTTTCTAAAATCAAATTCTAATTCACCACCTTTGTATTCTGAACCATCTGTTAACTGACAAGTCATAGACAGTTTTCTAATTCTACCGTGTTCTGGATTGTTTGGGTCTTTTCTGTCATATGGTTTATCCCAACTATCGCAGTGCCAATCATAATATTGGTTGTGTTTATATTTTGTAAACTGACAAGATTCACTTCTTTCCCAGTCAAAATTCCAACCAGCCTTTTTATTAGCCATATGAACATATGGATGTAATTCTTTATATATCCAAGTATCATTCAACCATACTAAATCAGAATTTCTTTTTCTTTTTAAATCTTTTACTTCTTCTTTTTTTAATTTTCTATCACCATAGCCACCTGTTCTAGCCATAACTTCTTCTTTAGAATTTGCATAAGCTATAACATCATCACAAAACTTTGGTGTAAGAACACCACTAAAATACCAATAGTAATTAGATATATTCATACGTTATAGTTTGTACAAAATTTAAACTATCTTTTTGATTATTAGTTAAATAATACATATTAGTAGATGGAAACATTATAAATCTGTTATTTAAAAGTGGTATATCCCAAGATCTACCCTTACGTCTATTATCTTCAAAGTGTATTCTGACCATACAATCTTTGACTTTTACACCATATAATAAAGTATAATCAGGTGAATTACGTAAATCTACTGGATCAATATTTAATAATGGAATTGTAGTTTCTGCAGGTTTATAGATATTACCCCACGTATCTTTGTTAACTAAACTGATACCATATTCAAGACCAATGTGATCTCGCATATAAGTATTTAACATATCCCAAGTTCTTGAGAATGGAAATTGTTTGTTTTGAATTACTGATTGTAAAATGTCGCCTGATAACTTATCTCGGTCAATGTCCCAATCTTTGGGCATTGCCACATCACCATAATATAATGGTCATTTATAATGTCAATTGATATTAAAAGAATTGATCTAGATCAATTATGCTTTGTTGTCTGTCAAGTCCCAAGATTGACCTGATTCATTCCAGACGTAAGACCACATATGAGTATCTGCTTCGTTTTGTGAAGTTTGTTCTGCTGTTAATGCTGGAGCATCACCGATTGGTGATTTCCAAGAAGCCGATTCATTGTGTTTTACCCAAGATGCATATGGTTTTTTAGGCCAAAAGATTTGATCATCTTCGTCCCAAGTATAACCTATGCCTGCGTAGTTTCCTCTAAATGCTTTTGAATCATCACCAGAGTTATGTTTGTTACCACCTGTATTGTATGAAGTTTGAATCCACATTTGTGCAGGCCAATTATTGTGTGTTTCTAAATATTGTTGACCTACTGATTCATCTTCAACACCATCAGCGTTAAGCATATCGGAATTATTCAAAGTTAATACTTGAATAACTTTACCGTTAGCTCCTAGTTTTGCAAAATGTGCCATAATGTTTCTCCTTATATATTAATTTTAATTATCATTCAACTACTGAAATCTATATCTTATTACAACTATTCCTGATCCTCCTGCCCCAGGTTGATTACCATAAGCTGATGAAATTCCAGCTACACCACCCCCACCACCAGTATTATCAGCACCTGCTTCAGCAGCATAATTATATGGACCTGGACCGCCTGAAGGAGAAGTTGTTCCTGATCCTCCGCCACCTGCTCCACCATTATCTAATTTACCACTACCAGTGCTAGAAGGAGGTTGAGCAGTATCGAAACCGCCTCCACCGCCTCCACCACCAAAATATCTTCCATTTGGTGCTAAAGGTGTTGGTGCTTGACCATAACTTGGTGCTGTTGGACCAAAAAAACTAGGGTTTAAAAATGCACCTGTACCACCTGCTCCACCATATTTTATAGGCGTACCCCTGATAGCTCCTTCTGTAGTTGCGCCACCACCGCCACCACCAGCTGAACTACTAGGAGAATTTGGACAATCTCCACCATCTTTTCCTTGCGCTGGAGTTGTTGGAGGCGTGTTACCTGTTCCACCTTGCAAAGGATCTCTACCGCCTGCACCACCACCTGATCCACCATTTAAACCAACTGATCCACAATTACCACCGCCACCACCGCCAGCAGATGTTATTGTTGAAAAAGTTGAAACTGCACCATTGTTACCATCAATTTCTAAACTTGGTCCAGTGCATCCTGCAGGACCAACTGCTGCACCACCACCTCCTACTGTTATTGGATACGCCTGTGCAGAAACCGTAACACCAGCTGGAGCGTTAATTGGAGTTGCTGGACTTAAAGTTGTAAAAGTTCTAACCCCACCTGCACCACCACCTCCAGCAATATATCTTCCTCCTGATCCACCACCTGCTACTACTAAATATTCTACTACGTTATCTGGAGCTGATAAAGCCGCTGTGCTAACGGTAAAAGTTCCAGGACCTGTAAAAACGTGGGTTTTAAAATTACCACAAGTTAATTCTGTACCTCCAGATGCTTGTATATAAGGATTTGAATCCGCAGTGGTTCTTTGTCCATCATCTGTTACAATCCAACCCTGTGTTGAATCTACAAAAACTATTGTAACTGCAACTCCTGAAACCTTTAATACTGCATTGTTTTCATTTCCACCAATTTTTGAACCATTTCTAACGAGTATACAATTATTTATTGAAAAATTATTTGCATAGTCAGCTACAGCAACAACTGCTCCAGCGCTTGGAGACGATGGTAAAGTAACATCAATCTCACCACTAGACGTATTTACAAAATATCCTTCACCAGCAACTGCTGTAAAATCTCCTGTTTTAACTGTTGTATTCCAAGACGCAGCACCTGTTGCACCAAAAC